CACACTTGGCATGCTCAACATGGACAGCGGTCCTGGATGGCCCTACTCAGTGACCAAACCGAGCGCTGTGAATGACGATGTTGGGTGTCCTCAGCCGCGACCCCGTGGCGGCAAATGGGATTGGGTGAGATGGGATTCGAGCCGTAATGGCTGGATGCCACATCCCACTGTGCTCGCCCACATGGATGCTGAGCGTGGTGGTTTGCCCCCTGTGTTCCAATTTGCCCTCAAGAGTAACGAAAAGTTGCCATGGGTCAAGGTCCAGGAGGGGCGCACCCGAGGTTTGCGTGGTAGCCCGTTCCATCATACCTTGCTCATGCGCATGGAATGTGGCCGATTGCTTGCAAGCCTTACGAGACGCAAACATGATGTGCCGTCAAAGATTGGTCTGAACCCTCATGGCCATGACTGGTCAATCTTGGCTCAGCAGATGCACATCAACGATCCTGGTTACGACCACATCGATGACGACGGTGTTGCTTTCGGCATGAGCATACCAAATCATGTCGTGTGCCGGGCTTTGAGGTTCGTCGAGCGATTGTTGGGTCGCGACCTTTGGTGGCTCTTCCAGTTTGAACAACAAGGCATTGTGCAGTTCGACAGCATGCTGTTCAGGTGCAAGAAGGGCATTCAGGACGGTTCCATCCTCACATACCTCCTCAACTGCATCTGCAACGAGTTCATGACTCGCAGTGCCATCGCTCATTGTATGACCACTGATGTGCAGCACCGTGTTGCTGTTTCATGGGACGCCTACGAGGTGTGCTTCGGTGGCGATGACCTCCTGGTGGCGATGAAGCGTGGTAGCTTCACCCCTCAACAGTTTAGGCAATCTTTGCTCGAACTGTTCGGCATGGAGTTCCGTCCTGTCGCTGAAAAGGGCCGCGGCGAGGGCGTTTCATTCCTTAAGCGTGGCTTTGTGTATCGCAGTGGTTATGTTGACGCGCCCCTCCCTCGCGAACGCATCTACGACATCCTCATGTGGATGCCACGCAATGGCGATTCGCAGATGCAGCTTCGACTGTTGCAGGTTGCCTTGCTTGAAATGACGCACTACCCCCGTGAGGAATTTGAGGAGTTGCGTCGCATGGCGAGGGAAGCACAACGCCAAGCTGGTACACGATTCAAACTCTCTGGTCTTGTTTAGTGGAATTACGACACGTGCCTCGAACGACGTTGTGGGCGGTTGAGTACAGTGTTGGAGGTGTTGGAGGCTGTTGAAGATGAGGAACTGCTCCCACATGT